AGCCACGAGTCGCCGACGCGGAACGCCTCATCGATTTTGATCTGCTGTCCGTCGGCCGCACGGTGCCACGCGCGTACCCTGTCGTCGTGACGCGACCGCCACGTGCATGTGATCGTGGTGAGCCCCGCGTCGACGAACTCCTCGAGCTGCGTGCGCGTTCCCGCGTTCGCGGCGCCGTGCACCTCGGTCTGTGCGACGGTCCGCAGGTGACCCGGCGGGTCGCCCTCCGCGTCGAGCCTGCTGAGTGAGTTCACTAGGCGGTCCCACGTGACGTCAGCCCAGCGGGAGACGACCTCGGAGGACACCAGGCCGACGCCCGTCTCTCGGCCGGCGTCGACATCGTCGACCACCTGGTCGGCGGCGCGTAGGTAGGTGTTGATCAGCAGCGACAGCGCGCGTCCGATCCGGCGCGCCCACGCCGTCGGCGACGACGCCGCGGTGACCGCGTCGCCGCCGTTTTCCTCCACGACGGCGCGCCAGGCGGCGTCGAGCGCCGCCAGCAGCGCCTCGCTGCGGCGGTCCAGCTCATCCTGGGGAAGCGTCTGAAGCGTTGCCACAGCTACCTCCGGACCAGCGAGGCGCGGGCGCGACGCCGCACCGAGTGTGTCGAGCTGACCAGCGCGTCCCGGCGGACGGACGCCGTCAGCGACTGTGCGCCGGGCGCGACTCCCTCGTCGGGAGCGGGCTGCTTGGCGTCCTGTGTCCGCGGCGGCCCGTTCGGCGACGCCTCAGGCTCGCCTTCCTCGCCACTTACCTTGGCCTCGGCGGCATCGGCCTCCTCGGGTGTGATCGATGGCGCCTCGGGCGGTGGCGGCGCGATGTCGAGACCGGTGAGCTCCCTGAGCGCGACGGCCGCGGTCTGCGGGTTGACGGCGAGCTTGGTGAGAATCATCTTCTCCAACTCGTCGTCGGTCGGCGCGTCGTCCTCGTTCATGCCGGTCTCGCGGCGCGTCGCCTCGTCATTGATGACCAGCATCTCGCGCAGCCGAATGGCGTTCGCGGAGCGGTCGGGCCGTTGGGTGAGCTCCGACGTGTCGTACCAGACGACGATGCGGTTGCCGCTCGCGTCGCGTACGTTCTCGTTAAGCGCCCGCAGCATCGGGTGCAGGTACCCGATGGTGAGACAGCGTGTGATGATCTCGACCTTCGGCGCGATGTGGAACTTGATCGCGCCCTCGGTCAGGTTCCACGACGTCCAGTGGTTCGTCTGTCCCATGCCGGTGATGATCTCGGCGGGAAGGTTCAGAGTCGTCGCGAGGCGACTCAGCGCCTGGTTCCGCTGCTCGAAGAGACGCTCGTCCAGCGGCGTCCCGATCGTGAGATGCTTGACCTTCTCGATGTACTCGGCCGGGATGCGCAGCGGCACGGGAGCGGCGCTAGACGGCGCGCCGGGGTTCTTGATCGCCGCCCGCATGATGTCGAGCAGCTCGGCCATGAACGGATCGACCTCGTCCTCGTACCCAGGACTCGCGGGCAGCGTGACCTCGTCGGGAATCAGCAGGAAGCCGTTCAGCGCAATGCGGGACAGCAGCGACGCGATGACCTGCCGGTTGTACATGTCGATCTCACGCATGATCGGCAGCGCGGGCCGGGCCGGCGACATCGCGCGCCACGGGAACCGCTCGTTGCGGTCCCACACGCGGCAGACCAGCGACTCCTCCGGCAGCTTGATCCATAGCGTGTCATCGACCTGCACCTCCCACTGCCGGCGCGCTCGGTCGCCGCGGCGCAGCAGCGACATGAAGCCTCCGCGCTGCTGGCGCACCGTGTTGACCGGGTTAACGGTCCACACCCGCCCGTTCTCGTCGGGCTCCGCGTCGAGCAGCACGCCGGTCTGAATGTCAAACTCGTCGACCTCTCGGCCGATGAGGAACGCGTCGCCCGCGACGGAGAGCTGCACGGCGAGCGACCGCATGAGCTGTGACTGGCCGTCGGTTCCGCCGACCAGCGACGACACGAGATCGGCGGCCGGTCCGGTGTCGATGATCTCGGGTTCGTCGCTCTCCGGCGTCACGATCGCGGTCTTCAGGCGGACGCGCGAGCACGCCTCGCCGAACCACTCCACACCGTAGTTAAACTCGCCCAGGGCGACGTAATGATCCCACGCCTCGTCCTGCCACGACTCGTACTGGTACGGCCGCCGGACGTCGGTGTCGGACAGAAGCTGCGCTGCGGCGGTCAGCGGTGAAACGCCGCCTCCGCGCCCGTTCGCACCGTGAGGCGCCGCGCCGTTAGGCTGCCGGACGGCCAGGTCCCTGCGTCGGTCCGCCATCGCCGGCCCCTACTCGTTCACTGCGATCGCGGCGTTCGCCCACATGACGGCCTCGCGCAGCCGGTCCAGGGCTACGTCCTTCTCGTGCGAGTCAGGGCAGAGCGTGTCGACCAGCTCGGCGTACTGACGTGCCATCGTACGGATGCGCTCGTACCGCACCGACTGGCCGTTCTTCGGCGCGTAGTAGGTGAAGACGCGTTGGATCGTTGTGGCGTCCACGGTGCCTCCTAGTCCGGCTCCCGCTGGGCGATGAGTCCGGTCACGGTCGAGGCTGCCGCGGCCAGCAGCGCTGTCTGCCACCACCAGGCGTCCACCCAGTGGTAGGTGCAGTACGCGACGACGGCGCCGGTCCAGACCGACGCGCACCAGTCGCACTCCCACAGGTACGCCAGCGACCTCATCACGAGGTTGGTCCTCAGGCCGCCGATCGAGGTGTGCTTGTCCTCTGCGTCCTCGTAGACGCCCCAGCGCTGGACGAACGTCTCGCGCGGCGCCGACAGCAGCGGAAACTGGTCACGTGTAATAAGTCTCGTCACACGGTGCGTGGCGAGAACGACGAGCACGGCGACGAGCCAGTAGGGCAGCACAGTGTAACGGTATCAAAGGCGATAGGCGACCCGCAACCGACCAGGTCAGCGCGGGTCGCCCATCATAGGCGACGCGACGGCTCTACAGCAGCCAGCAGGCCAGCGCGATGATCACGATGATCAGCACCAGGCCCCACGCGCCGACGCTGCAGCCACAGTTAAGCTTACTGCGCAGCGGCGGCGTCGTGCGGTTCAGACCGCTCACTCTTCGGCCCTCCGAGCCTCCCAGGCCTCGGTTGTTGCGCCACGAGCTTGTAGCCTGGTTGTTCCGGTCTCCGAACCGGCTTCGATGTCCTTCTCGGTTGACCACCGTGTGGTCCTCTCTCCGTGCGTGCTTCCGGTGCGCCGTCGCAGCCAGCGGCGGACGACTCGGTGGGTGCCGGGATCCGATCCCGTGCTCACCAGGTCGTCCACTAGCCGGATGAAGCTCTCCGCGGCGGCCGAACAGTGAATGCCGTTGATCACCGCGTCGAGCCGGTCGCACAGCTCCCGCTCACTCTCTTCGGTCACACCCTACTCCTCGTTGTGTGTCCAATGTGGTACATTCCGCAGCAGTCGCACGGGTACACGTGCAGGTCGCTCTCGACGTCGAGCTCCGGCGTCACGACCTCCTCCGGGTAGAAGTACGCTCTCTTTGCCTCGCCGACGCGCGTCCGGCAGCAGCGAGGCCGCTGGGCAGGATCGAACGCCGGCGGCTCCATGCCTGCGCACTTATACGAGCAGTAGAGCCGCTTGATGACGATGAACCCAAAGTACCTCCGGCAGCCGAGACAGCGCGTCCGCTCCGGGTAGAACCAGCAGGTCACTGCACGCCCTCCTCGACACACAAAACGCACGGCGCGTACGGACATCCAGTCGCCGCGCCGCCGCACGTTCCGGCGTCGTGCCGACGATGCAGCTCCGCGTAGTAGACCCGAAGTGCGGCGTCATGTGCGCGTGCCCCCTCGTCGGACTCGGCCCGCCGCAGCCTACGCTGGTCCATCACGATGCGATCCAGCGGACGGAACAGCCGGTCAGGCAACCTCACGGTCATCGGATCGACACCTCCGCGACGTCGATCGCCTGCTCGATCTCCTGCCGGCGCTCGATGTCCTTGCGCCAGCGCAGAGGCCAGGCATTCTCGCCTAGGCTCGCGCCGATGATCGCTCCCGCGATGCTGGCGATCGAGTCGCTGTCGCCACTAGTACGCGCCGCTTCCGAGATCGCAAGCGGCGCGTTGTCACGGTGCGTGACCGCGAAGTACAGGCCGAGTACCAACGCCTCCTCGGCGACCCACCCGCCGCCGAGGACCTTGCAGACGTTCTTCGGCCGGTCGCCTCGCCGAAGCAGACTCCTCAGGTCGAGCAGCGCGTTCGCACATTCGCGGTAGGCGTAGTCTGTGGACGCCCGCGCGCTCGCCGGCCAGCGGCGGCTGAGTCGTCCCAGCCAGTCGCCTCGGTAGGAGTCGATCTTCATCTGCGTCACGGTGTGCGCGAGCAGCCGGTCGACCATCGACGTGAGCGGCATATCCATGGCAGCCCAGCGGATTGCCAGCGCCGTCAGCTCCGTCGCGACGAGCGCGACTGGGTGGCCGTGCGTCATCGCCGCCTGTAGCTGTGCGACGCCGAGCGCCGTCGGAACGTCGCGGATGAACGCCGCGGGAGCGACGCGCATGTTCGCGCCGCAGCCCTTGCTGGACACCACCGTCGCGTCGACCCAAGACATGCGCTTGCTATGCTTCATCCGAC